CGTTGCCGAGCGACACGGCGGCGATGACGCGCCAGGCCGGCTCGGCGCAGGCCATGGTGAGCCCGTCCTCGATGCCCTCGGTGACGATCACGATATCGTCGGGCGGCGCTTCGGCCAGTTTCGTCGCACTCGCGCCGCGCCATAGCCGAATGCAGCCGCCTTCGCTCTGATAGCGGCCCAAGGTTTTCTTCGGTTCCTTGAGCCGCGCCTTGATCCAGCGACCGTCGTCGCGCTGCTCGAGCCAGGTGCGATGGATGCCGACCATCTTGCCGGCGGTGCTGTGAATGGCGGCCACCATGGCGGGCAGCGGGCGCCCGACCTCCACGCAGGCCAGCCTGGGGTGAAACCGGATCGCGCCGGGATTGCGCGGCAGCCGGCGCAGATCAATCGCGCGGCCCAGCAGATACTTGTCGACCGGCGTGCCGGCGAGCTCGCGCTCGGCCTCGAGATAGCGCTGCATGGCAGCGCGCCGGTAGCGTTCCACGCGATCGGCGTCGGCCTTGCATTCCGTCTCGAGCCGAGCCGCGGCGTAACGGGTGTCGGCCAGCCGGCGCGGGTCGCGATTGTCGAGCCCGAGCCACGACAGCGCCCAGGCAAACGCCCGCTTGCGCGAGCCGCCGAACTTGACCCAGGCCACCAGGTCGAGCGCGTCGCCGTGGCGGTCGCCCTCGGCCGGGTTGAAATCGGCCCAGATGCCGGCCTTCTCGCCGTACAGATGCACGCTCATCGAGCCGCCGTTTTTCCCGGCGGGCTGGCCGGCGAGATTGCCGACGCGATACTCATTGCCGTCGCGATAGCCCGCCGGCAGCAGCTCGCGGCATAGCTCGAACGCCCGCGCGTTCAGCATGCGCGCCACCTGGTCAATCGGCGCCGGGGCAATCATGCCGCGGCCTCGCCGGCTTCCTGCCAGGCGGTGCAATACGTGTAGGGCTGCGCCCGGGTGAGCTCGGGCCCGTTGCGGACGTTTCGCATCCAGGCCGGGAATGGCGGCTCGCGGTCCTCGACCGGCGCCATGCATCGGCCGGATTTGGCGTCGCGCCAGGCGGCCAGCGCGCAGGTCGTGCAATTATGCTCGGCCCTCACGGGCGAAACCCTGCGGGAAAGCGGGTTGTTGCCGGCGGGCGCGGCAGCTCGAGCTGGCGGGGGTCGGCGTCGCGGTCGAAGGCGAGGCTGACAATCAAGGCGTGGCACCGTTCGCCCTGCTCGGTCACGCCCTCCCAGACATAGGCCAGGGTGCCGCCGACGTTCACGGTATGATCGGTGCTGCTGAGCGTAAGCTTCATGCCGGCGTCCCCTCGAGCCGGGAAGCGCCAAGGCTAGACAGCAAAGTATAAATATTGCAAGGACAAAGATTCCGCTGACTTATCCACAACTTTTTTGACCACCGACAAGACTTCGTGTCGGGCGGTTTTCCCGGGTTATTTGCGGCTGTTTTACGTTATATGCGGATTTCTTTACAGCTAATAGACGATAGTTTACGTTCTCGTCCGACATGGCGTCGAACGCCGCTGCGTTTATTTACCGTTGAGTTACCCAAACTTCGCGCGTTTTATGTCGTTTGTTTACGTCTAAGTGAGAAAGGCCAGCGCGTCATGTCAATTGATCGTTGCACTGCATGCGGTTTCACTCGCGCGACTGTCGCACGGTTGCGCGCGCTCGAGTTGATCAATCCGACGCTAGGTTTGGCGCTGCGGCGGCTTGGCGCTGCGGTCGCGCGAGCGGCTCTTGCTCATGGCGTCGACCTGCTCGGGCGTGAGCCTCATGCATTGCATCACGCGCAACAGCTTCGCGACAGAGACCGGCACGGCAACGTCAGCGTGAAGCCAGCGGCGCGCCGAGCGCTGATCGACTCCGAAGAAGCGGCCAGCCGCAACCTGGGTAAGCCCGAACTCGCGCAATGCTTCACGGAACTGCCCCGCCGTCATGCGGGCATTTTGCCCCATAAGGATCGCGTTGCGCTAGAGGACGTAACGTCCTAAAATGTTTAAAAATCATCGCGCTAATCAGACTCTTTCAGGAAAGGAACGAGTATGGATAGCAGCGAATCGCCCTGGATGACGCGAGAAGAAGTCGCCCAGTGGTTCCGCAAACCAGTGCGATGGTTCTATGACAATTATGGGCGGCTTGTGAAAGAGCATGACTTTCCGAAACCTCGGATTGGCGATCGACGGGGAGCCCTTTGGTTTCGCCTCGATTTAGACAAATGGCTTAAGCGGTACACTATGCTCACCGGACAACGCGCCGCCAAACCGAGCGGGCCCTATCGTTCCCAGCTCGATCGCCAGCGCGCGGTGCGGCTGGGCAAGGCTAAACGCCCGCCGCACTAAGAGATGATCGGCAGCGATCACCCCGACTTTCTCGCCGCGCTCGACGCAGCGATCGGCTGGCTCGATGAGATGGGCGAAACCGAATGGGTTGAGGTATTGCGCCGGGCGCGGCGCACCATGGACGGATTGCACGAATTGCGCCGGCGGGTGCGCTCGCGCGACGGGCTTGACCGGAAAGTGCGGCAGAACTGGTCTGCGATCAGCGAGGCGCTCACGCTCTGCGACGACATTGCCGGCCATCTTGAGCGACACGGCGATGCCCAGGGCCAGCAGCTCGGCCAGGTGCTTAAGCGGGCGCTCGACCGCTTTCGCGACCCGTCGTCGCTGCATTAAGCCGCCGGCCGGATCAGTACACAGAACCTGTTAGCATGTGACTCGAGTCATCGGCGCCAAGCGAGGCGCGACTCATTTCATGTGAAACAAAGCCTTTGCCACCAGGACGTTTTGTCCTTATGCTGTTGTTTCCACATAACATGCAATGGGAGTTCCCTTACAATGGCGACGATCGACACGCCGCGATTCTTCGTGACGCTGACCAATGCCGATGGCAGCCACCGCTATATGTGGCGCCCGCCCGCCTATCTTAAGCCGCTCGGTTTCATCAATGTCCGGCTCGCGGACAATTTCGCCGCAGCCCTGCAGCAAGCAGCCGAGCTCAATCTCACCGTCGACAATGCGCGATCGGGCAAGGTCGCAATCCTTCCAGCCGCTTCTGTTATCGAACAGGCGACCGCGCGCCGCGTGCATCACGGCACCGTCGAGCATTTGGTCGAGCTCTACAGACAATCGACCAGATATGCCGAACTGAGCCCGGGCGCCAAGAACAAATACAAATGCGCCATGGGCAAACTCATGCGTTGGGCGGGCCCCAACATGATCGAGGAAATCGACGAGGACGATTGCGCCGAGTGGTATGAGGAGCTCGACGCCAGCGGCGCCCGCGAAATGGCGCGCACGACGGTGCGGTTTGCGCTGCATCTGTGGCGTTTCGGGCGCAAGGTGAAGGAGGTGCGCGAGCTGGTGCGGATCAATCCGTGGGAAGCGGTCGAGCTGCGGCGGCTCAAGCGCATAATCGAGCCCGTGCTCTGGTCGCGCGACATGATCGACCGGTTCGTTGCGGCGGCGGATGCGCTTGGGCTGAGCGGCGTTGGTACCGCGGTGCTGCTCAATGCCTGGCTCGGCCAGCGCCCCGGTGACGTGCTGCGGCTCGACTGGTCGCACTACCGGCAAAACCGATTCCGGTTCGTCCAGCACAAGACCGAGCAGCCGATGACGTTATGCGATTGCCCGGAGGTCGAGCGCCGGCTCGAGTGGGAGCTGGCACGCCGGCCGGACCTGCTGGCGCGCGTACGCCGCGATAACGTGGTGCCGACGGTGATCATCATCAACGATCGCAAAGGCGAGGCTTACGGCGCGCGGGGCTTCCACAAGCAGTTCAATTTCATTCGATCGGTAGCCGTGCGCGGCAGTGCGCGGCTCGGGCTCGAGCCGTGCGCGGCGCTGGCCAAGGCGGAGTTCCGCTGGCTCCGTCATACGATGGTGACGGATGCGGCGGTCGCCGGCCTGTCGACGCTGTTAATCGCCTCCATGTCCGGTCATACCGAGCAGAACGTCGAGCGGATTATCGCGCGCTACCGGATCAGGATTGAGCGCATGGCGCAGATTGCTGCCGAGCGGCGTCTGGCGGCGGGTGGCCTGTTCGGCGTTCCCCAAGCGGCGTTGCCGGCGCTGCCCACGACAGCGGACTGAAAACAAGGGAGGAGCCCGGCGGCCATGTCCGGTAGCGCGAAGTCTGCTTTAGGACAGACTGTCCGCATGACGGCGCCGCAATTTGCCAAGGCCCTGCGTGGGTTCGGCCTGACTCAGGCCGCGTCCGCTCAGTTTTTCGGCGTCGACGTCCGCACGGCGCGGCGCTGGGCCCACGCGGAAGTTTCCGTGCCGGTTCCGGTCGCGAAGCTGTTGCGCGTTATGCAGTATATGGAGGTGACGCCCGGCCAGGTTGACGCGATCTGCCGCGCCCGGGGCTAGGCGGGTCCGCCGGGTCCCGTTCGTGCGCGCGACTGGCGCCCGAGAACGGGCTCGACTCGGGATCCGCGGCAGCATATCATTCTGATTGTAAGGGAACTCCGAAGCCGGCCACTCCATGCGAGGCGGCCGGTTTTTTTTCACGTGAAGCATAATTCAGAATTATTCCAGACAACGGCGTAAGTGCGTTTCGCCATCGGGATTCCGGGGTCAACAATTATTACAAGAATTGCACGCGTTGCTCACTTTGAAGAAACCTGCACGGCAACGCAATAACTTGCGCCAAGTGGCTCTCTTTATAATAGGCATGCACGGGCGATTTAGGGTGCGATTTGTCATAATGCAATGTAACAAAATGTAAATTATGTTGCATCCTATTGATTTTATTGGTTGGTCCATTCCGGCGAGATGACATCCCGCAGCAATGAAATCAAATGGATGCAACATGGGTTCGTCGCTGTCACCCCGAATGAAGCACGAACACTTGCACGTCATTTCGTGTTGATTCGCGGTGCCGAGTTTTGCTGGCGCGGCCGGGCTTGACGCAGTCAGGCACGGCCACAATCGGAACGTGCAACGGGGACCACGCGTGTCGCCGTGCAAATTTTGCATGCTGTGAAAGTCAGTCGGCTTCGCCGCGCCCGAAATTCGTCGCTGCATGCGCGTTGCGTCTGGTGCCGGTGTCGGGCGCGCCCAGGAGCGGACCGCGCATGCGCGGTCAATTGGCAGGGATTTCGGACCGCTCGGGCGGCGGTTGTCGGGGCGCATGGAAGCGGGCCCCGATGCAGTCGGCGAACAGGCCCATGACCTGCATGCGCTCGAGGTGGCGATACTGTTCCTGCTTGCTGAGGAAATAGGTGGCGCCGGAAACCATCAGCACGTTGAGCACGACGACGAAGAGCAGCACCGGCGCGCCGCCGAGCGAACTGGCGACGGTTTTCGCGACCTCGCCGACGCCGTTCAGCATGGCCACGGGCCCGGCGCCGGCGGGATCAGGCGACCGGCGGCGGCTGCCAGCTCGCGAGCACGGCGGCGGCGGCCTGCTTCTGCGCGGCGGTCGCCTCGGGCGCGGCAATGAACGCCCATTGCGCCCGGTCCTCGGGCGGCTGGCGGATGCTCACCCCGTCGATCGGGCAGACGGCGCGCACCGCCAGGTCGAGCGCGCGCAGGATTTCCGTGGTGCGTTTCATGTCGACGTCGCTCATGCCTGCACACTCCCGAACACCGCGCCCTCGCCGACGCTCGAGCCGTCGACCTTGCCGTAAAGATAAAAGTTGATGGTGCCCGTCATGGAGCGCTCGAGCGGGTAGAAGTGATGAAACCCGATGCCGGGATAGCCGGCATAGTGCGCCGGGCCCAGGGCATAGCCGCCGCCGGCAATCTGCACGCCGACGATATTCGCCGCGCCGGCCGGCGCCAGCGCCCCGTTCAGGTCGATGGAAACCTGGCAGGCTTCGCTGCTGTCGGTGAAGCACAGATGCGTCACGTTGAGGTTGACCGGCTCGAGGTCGAGCCCGCGCACGAGCTGCAAGCCCATTGTGGCATTGATGCCGTTCGCGTTCGGCCGGCGCCAGGTGGTCGAGCCGTAGGTGTAAGAGACGGCGCCGCTATGGATGCTGCGGACGCTGCGCGCCTGGCGGTTATAGCGGTTCCACAGGAACCGGCGCGCCGGGCGCTGGTCGACCTCGCCCGAATCCTCGGTCTGCCCGATCACGCCCGTGGTGCGGAACGTGCCGAGATAGAGCCGGGTCGGGTCGCCGGCCTTGACCTCGATGCCGTCCTGCAGGGCGAGCGCGGTTGCCCGCACGGTGTCGGCCGACCATTGCACGAGCTCGAGCAGCGGCGCCCCGTTGGCGTCCTTATAGGCGAACACGTCGCCGTTCTTGTCGGCCGGCACCGCCGCCAGATTGAGCGCGGTGTCGGACTGGATGGCGATCGTCTCCCAGGTCGCGCCGGTCCAGAGCGTGATCTGCTTGCCGGCGAAGCGCTCGAGGAAAATCTCGCACGGTCCGATGCTGGCCGATATCGCGGCCGTCAGGTCGACCCGGTTCAGGTTGCCGTCGGCGTCGGCCCGGCTCGGGTGGAATTGAATCTGCGTCGGCGAGTTGACCCGGGCGAAGACCCGGTTGCCGGCCAGCAGCCCGCCGCCATTGGCGCTGGCGCAGACGCCCATGCCGGTCACGAAATTATGTGCGGTCGGGAACGTCACCGTGTCGCCGGTCGTATCGGTGGCGCTCGGCGTCAGCGCGCGAATACTGGCGCTCGGCAGCGGCACCCCGCGCACCAGGGTAAGCCGCCCGCCCTGCGCGTCGGGAATGGCGGCGGGCGGGAGCTGGGTGCGGCTGCCGTACCAGACACCCGACGCCGCCGCGCCGCCGCCATTGTTGAAGTCGCCGCGGGCGCCCTGCGGCGCCGCCAGGCTGGCGAGCCCGGGATAAACCGTGTTGAGCCCGTTCGGCGTGAATGTGACCAGCCCGCCCAGATTGTAGAAGTCGAAGCTGAAGCCGGCGGGCACCAGGTCGGTCGCCGGCAGGTTGACCGCGACCCCGCCCGGCCGGTTGAAAACCAGCGTGCGCTTGTCGTCGGTCGGCGTCACCGTGTAGGGCGTCGTGGTGATGACGCCGATCTGCCAGCCGCTGGCGCTGCCGGTGCCGCCCTGGTCGCGCGGGATGGGCACAGTGAGCGCCGGCCCGCCGCCGCCGCCGGCCGGCAGGTCGACGAACTCGATCTCGTTCGACGCCGACCAGCGCCAGTATTTGAGCGGCGCCGGCGGCGGGATCACCAGGTCGATGCCGGGCGGCGTGGTCGGCGGCAGTTGCACGGTGTTCTCGACCGCCGAGCGCAGCTCCTGAATCATGATGATGATGCGGTCGAAGTCGGCATTGAGCACGGCCGAGCGCAGGTCGCCCGATTCCTGATAGTCGCTGGTCCGCTCGACCGCCATGCTGCCGTTCACGGTGATGATGTCGCCGACCACGGCGCCGGCATTGAGCACGACATTGCCGCCGCCCGCCGCGCCGATTCCGGTCAAGGTGTAGTCGGTGCTGAATGCCAGTAGGGTCGTGACCGCGCCGCGCGTGCGGTACACGTCGAGGTCGGCCGTCCCGAAAATCGGGAAGTCGTAGGGGAACTGCGTCTGCCCGACGGTTGCGGTGTATTGCTGGCGCCGGTCGTTCTCGAGGATGGGAATATCGGGCATGGCTCACCTCATGCCGAGCAGGGTCGCGGACTCGCTCGGTTTCAGCCAGAACGTCTGGTTGTTTTCCTTTTCGACGCGCCGCTCGTAGCGCCGCAGGAAGCCGGGATTGAGCGCCTCCTGGAACTGGTACAGCAGCAGGTAGTCGAGCGCCGGCCGCACATAGAACAGGTTGATGAACGGCGTGTTGTTGATGGCGAAGCGGACCGCGTTCGCCGAAACGTCGTCGCCGTCGGTGGCGCGTCCGTACAGCCTGAGCACGTCGCCGATGAAGGATATCGACGGCCCGCCCAGCGTCTCGAGCCCGCCGCCATAGCGGTTGTATTCGCCGAACAGGTAATCGGCATAGATGCCGAGCCCGCCGCCCTGGGTCAGCGCCGCGGCCCAGGTCTTGCCGCTGGTCGGGTCGCGCGGATTGCGGCCCTTCAGGAAGTCTTTCATGGTCATGGCCAGATAGCCGAACGCCGTCGTGGCGACGATCATGTGAATGATGCCGGCCGCGGCATGGGCGCGCGATTCGTAGCCGTACAGCTCGCGCCCGAGCAGCTTGGTCACGACGGCCACCGGGAAGGATTTGAACTGCATGAACAGGCGCGCGGCCTCGCCGAGCACGGTGCCCGGCTGGCTGCCCTGCTGCACCTTGGCGAACTCCTTGGCGTCGGCGGCGAGGATGCCGTAGCGGCTGCGGTCGGTGTAGAAGCTCTGCAAGGCGAGCGACAGGTCCTCGCGGAATCTTTGCGCCGCGGCCTCGCGCTGCTCGGCGGTCGCCGCCTGGCGCAGGCGCTCGGTCACGCCACGCAGGCGCTCGGGCACCAGCCCGGCCGCGTCGATCGCGCTGAGATGCGCGAGGATATCCTCGCTGTGAATGGCGAACGCCCGGTCGGGCGTGACGTGGCGCCGGCCGTTGGCCTGGGTCATGACCACGGTGCCGAGCAGCTCCCATTCGCCGCGGCCGATGCCGTAGCTTTCCAGCAAGGGCCCGAGCCGGCCGGGCAGTTGATCGAACGGCGTGTCGAGCTGGCGCGCCAGGTGGCGCGATGCCATGAGCGACATGCCGAGCCGCTGCGCGTCGGTCCAGTAGTTGATGCCCGACATTTTGAAGAACAGGTTCTGCGCCTTGGACAACTGGCCGGGCGTGGTGTCCTGGCCGTCGAACCGGGCGGCGATATCGCCGAGCCAGCCCTCAAACCCGACATTCAGCAGGTCGGCGACGTCGCGTTCCTGCCCGCTGCCGCGGCCGCGGAACAGAGACGCGACGCCGTCGAAATACGCCTCGAGCAGATTGGCGCCCTGGAAGCGCAGCTCGGCGGCCTTGTTGGGAACGTCGGTGATGGCGCTGACCACCACGGCGCCCAGCTTGCCCATGGCAATCAACGCCCGGGCGCCGCTGCCGATCGCGGCGCCCTGGCGGTTGACCGGCATGCGCGCGGTGCCGTCGAGCTGCATGAACTGATGGCGGGCCCGCTGCTCGATGCTCGACAGGCCGCGGCCCATGCGGCTCATGACCTTCTCGTCATTGCGATAGCGCTGCGTGATCCAGCGCAGATCGGCCTCGAACTCGTATTTCGGGTTGGTGCCGAACTCGCGCATGAGCGCCGCATTGTCGGCGCTCAGCCGCAGGCCGTTGATGACCGATTCGATCAGGCTGCCCTGGCCGAACCGGGCGTGGTAATCGCTCCACGCGTCGGCGTCGACGAAATGCAGCTTGCGGCTTTGCGACACCTTGCGCGCCAGGTTGCCGGGCCCGACGAAAGCCGGGTCCTTGAAACCCTCGAGCCCTTCCTGGGTCAAATGAATGCCCGACGTCAACGCGTTGTACGCGTCGCGCAGAAAATCCTCGCGCTGGTCGACGCCGTCGAACGTGCGCTCGGCCAGCCGCGGGCGGCCGGTATCGCTGCCGAGCATGAAGTCGCGCCAGGCCTCGAAGCCGGCGTCGCGGATCCGGTCGGGGTCATGCGAGGTGCGGGTGATGAAGCCCTGGTAGTTGCCGACCCAGGCGCCCTGGCGGTTCAGCTCGAGCCGGGCCTGCTGCTGGTAATTGAAAACGATCTTGGCAATGGTGAGCGCCGCCTGGTTGCCGGTGATACCCGGGCGCCCGCTGTCGCCCGAGTTCAGCTCGAACAGCTCGCGCGCCCAGACGCGATCGAGGTCGCCATTGCGCACGGTGCGAAACACGCCCTCGCGCTCGAACTCGCTCACCATGCCCTCGAGCCAGCGGGCCTTCAGCGCATTGCCGGCGCCCTGCACGGATTTGCGCGCGTTCGGGAACAGCCGGCTTACGCCGGTGAGCTTGGCCTCGAGCCCAACCAGCACGCCCGGCGTGATGTAGCGGGTGAGCGGCGTCACCATGTCGAGCGCGCCCAGATAGAAGTTGCGGCGGTTGACGCGCTTCTGCAGGTTGAGCACGCGATTGCGTTTCTCGATCTGCGCCGCCAGCGCGGTCAGATCGTTCAATTCCTGGCGGGCCCGCTCGAAGGCCTGCTGCGGGTTCATGTTCAACTCACGCTGTAATCGCTTGGCGCGCGTCGTCATGTCGGTGAACAGGTCGGTGAGCTGATCCTCGCCCAGGCGCGAGCCGGTGGCGCGGCGGAATTCCCGGATGCAATCCTCGTAAGCCATGCGTCACCCGCCCCGCGTCAGACAGCTTGCGGCAAAGTCGTAGCCGGCGCGCTCGGCCCCGGCCTGCTCGTCGATATCCTTGAGCGCCTCGAGCTCGGCCAGGCTGGCGGGATCGTCGGCGCGGATCTGTTTCCGCACGGCCGCGAGCTCGGCCTCGAGCTCGGCCTGGCGTGCGGCATAGTCGGCCTCGGCCTGCACGCGGGCGGCGAGGTCCTCGCCGGTGGCGCCGGCCTGGGCCCGCTCCTGCGCCAGCCTTGGCCCGCCCTCGGGCGCCCGGCGCGCCGGGCCCGGGACATAAATCTGCGGCTCGCCGAACGCGGTTCGCAGCGTCTTGATCCCGTGGCCGTAACGGTCGAAATCGCCTTGCGCCAGGTCGTCCCAGGTGATGACCACGGCGTCGTGCCCGCGCCGCTTGATCAGCTCGTTCATGGCGCGCTGCTCGCGCGCAATCTGCTCGGCCGGCAAGCCACTCTGAATCGGAAATTGCCAGCCGGCGGCGCGGATCAAGGCCTTGAATTCATCGTCGCTGCGAATCACCAGCGGGTTGCGGAATCCGCTGGTGGCAAGCGGCTCGATCTGCGGCCCGAAATACTCGGCGGCCTGGCGCGAGAATGCATAATACTTGCCGCCGCCCAGGATCGGCTCTTGAATCGTGCCGTAAATCGAACCCTTCTCGGGACGGCCATAGCCGCTGAACACCGTCGCCGGCACCTCGGCCGGCAGCTCGGCCGCCGGCCCCCCGACGATCTGCGCCTTGACTTCGGTGCGGGCCGGCTCGGCTGCCGCTTTCCGGCGGGCCTTCTGGCGCTCAATCCAATCGGGCCGAGTCGTCGCCGCGGCTGCTTCCTCGCGCAAGCTGCGACCCGCCGCTTCCAGGCGCTCGACCGCGGCGGCGATCGGGGCGGCGCCGGCCGGCCGCTCGAGCGTGCGGCCGGGCTCGAGGTCGATCGCCTGGGCGGACGGCTGCTCGCTCATCGGCGCCAGGTCGGGGCGCTTCGCGGCGAGAATATCGGCGGCCGTCACCGGCGGCATGGCGTCGCCGAACAGGGTCGGGCCCGGCCGGGTCTGCATGGCCTGGTCGATATAGCGCGACAGCTCGCCGGCGATGGCGGTGCGCGAGCGCAGCCGGGTCAAGGGCTCGACGGCCGGCTTGCCCGGGCTTGCCGGCCGGGGCGGCTCGAAGAACAGCTCGAGGAAGCCGCGGGCCTGCGGCGTGAGCGCGTCGCCGAACAGGCCGCGCTGGTCGGCGATGGACTGGACCGCAATATTCTCCCGCCGCGCCCGGTCGACCATGGCCACGGCGGCGAGCAGGTCCTGCGTAGTGTCGGTTTCGGCGATGATGCGGCCGGCGCGGGCCTCACCCCGCATGCGCACCCAGTCGCCGGCGACGTCGTTGAGCGCGCCAGCGATCGGCCCGAGCGCCTCGGCCCGGGTTTCGACCAACCGGGTCAATAGCTGCGCGTCGTCATAGGCGATCGCCAGCATGGCGGCCTCGAGGCGCCGGCGGCCTTCAGGCGACAGCGCGCCGCTGGCGTCGAACAGCGTGGCGCGCTCGGCCACCGGCAGGCTGTCGGCGAACGCCCGGCGGAACGGCGCGTTGGCCTCGTTCTCGATATCGCCGGGGCGCAGCAGCTCGAGCGCGGTCTGCCGCATGCGCTGCGCGTCGCTCCTGGCCTGCTCGGCGGCGGAAAACCGGGCAACGCCCGGCGTGTTGGCGTCGAGCGCGAAGCGCTGGCGCTCGGTCGGATTGAGCGGCGTCAGCCGCTCGCGCACCAGCACCGGGTTGGTCAGCCCGGTCAGGTTGAAGCCGAGCCCGCGCAGGAAGCTGCGGTACTGGTCGCCGCCGACCAGCCCTTGCGCGTAGGCGCGGGCGATGGCGAGCACCCGGGCGTTGCCGCTCTCGACCACGTTGTCGGGCCCGATGATCGGCGCGCCCTCGGCCGCGGACGGGTTGGGCCCGAGCAGTTCGGGATTCAGCTCGGCGGCCATTTTCTGAATCTGCTCGGCGCTGGCGGCGCGGGTCCGCTCGCGCGGCTGCAGCGCCTGCGGATAGAGCGGGTTCTCGGCGAGCTCGATCGTGTGGCTGGTCACGAGCTGGTCCAGCTCGATCACCTTCAGTCGGACGTCGATCGCGGTTCCGGTAACGGTGTGCGCGCGGGCCGCTTGTGCGGTAGCCGGGAATCCTTCATAGCCGCCGCCAATTGCTTCTCCAGAAGCTCGAGCTGTCTGAGGTCGCTCTGATCGATCAGCGCCACGTCGGTCGCGGCGTCGCTGCCCGCCGACGCGCTTGGCGGCGGTGAATTCGGCGACGTTGTTGGAGAACTCGGACCAGCTCGATACGCGCGGGTCATTCTTGAACGCCTCGAAATTGTTGCGGGGATTGTCGCCCATGGCCAGCACGGCGTCGGGATCGGTGAACCGGCGGCGCCGGTTGAACCGGGTGATGACGCGCTGCACCGCCTTCTCGACCGGCAGGTCGACGAAGTGCAGATGAACGTCGTAGCCGGCCTGAGCCAGCGCGTTGATGCGCTTTTCGATGCTCTCGCGCGCATTGCCGGTGATCGGCAGCACGATATTGTCGCCGTTGATCAGCGCCCGGGCCAGCACGCGCCGCGCCACCTCGTCGGCCTCCTGCTGCGTCGCCAGGCTGCCGAGCCCGTCGCGATATTCCGGGATCAGCTCCTTGATGCGCTCGGCGTCAATCTCGAGCGCGCCATGCGCGGTTTTGAGGTTGCCGGTGATGGCCGATGATTTGCCCGAGCCGGGCAGCCCGATCACGATGTCGGCGCGCATCTGCTTGAACGCGGCGCCCTTGCCGTAGGCTTCGCCTTCCCACAGATCGCGGTCGCGCTGGCGCGCGGGGGTGTCGACCATGGTCGACGCCATGGCCTGCGCCTGGCGGCGCGCCTCGAGGATCTCGGCCGGCAGCGGGTCGCCCAGGCGCCAGGTCGGCTCGGTGTCGAGCGTGCCCTCGACATTGACGCGCCGCCCGGTCGCCAGGTCGGCGACGCTGCTGCGCGTGGCGCGCTCGCGCCCGTCCTGCTCGATGCGGTTGAGCTGCACCGCCGTGCGCGCCCGGTCCTCGCTCGCCGTGTCGCGGGCCCAGGCGCTGATCCCGAGCCGGTCGCCGACGGCGCCGCCGGCCGAATGCAAGCCGCCGCCCAGGAAACCGCCGAAGGCGAGGTTCACCAGGCTGTCGACCGCGCCATAGTCGGCGCGCTCCTGGCGCGCCGCGCCATAGATGACCGGCTCGACCACGGCAGCGCCGGCGACGCCCTCGGCCGCACCCAGGCCGGCCCGGGTGATGAAGCGCCCGCCGGCGCCGGCCGCGTTGCGCAGGGCCTGCAGGTAGCGCGCCTGGGATACGATCGGAATGAAGGATGAGGCGATATTGGCCGGGTCCGCCAGGCTGGCCAGCAGGCCGGCGGCGGCCTGGGTGGCAAAGCCGCCGATGCCGCCCGGGCCGCGCCGCATGATATCGCGCCGGGCAATCTCGTCGCGCTTCAGCTCGACCAGCTCCTGCGCCAGCAGCTCGGGCACCTGGCCCATGCCGATAAAGCTCAGCTCGCCGGGTATGCCGTAGCGGTTCTCCGCTTCCTCGCTCGACAGGATCCGGCTCGGCCGCGCGGCCGGTTCCCACACCTCGCCTGACCATGCCTCCTGTCCGGTCATAGGGTCCGTCACCAGATGCGGGAAATAGCTGTCGCGCTGCACCACGCGATAGAGCGACGGCACCGGGTTGCGCACCAGCCCTTCCTCGCCGGCGGCCTTGAACAGGTCGCCATAGGAGGTCGGCATGCCGGCGAGTCCGCGGGCCCAGACTTCCTCATTGCGCTCGAGCGGTGCCGACCAGATGTTCGCCATTACCCGGCGCCCTTCGGCCAGAATTTCGCCAGCTCGTCGCGCCGCCGGTTGGCCAGCCCCTCGAGCCGCTCGCCCTTGCGCGTGTTCACGTAAGCCATGAACCGCTCGCGCGCCTTGTCGAGCTCGCCGGCGGCGATCAGCCCGCGCAAGTTCAGCCCGCCGGCCTCGTTGTAATTGCGCCGCCGGTCGCCCGGCGCCAGGTCGAGATGCAGCCACGCGCCGCCGGTGTTGAAGGCGAGCGAGGCGAGCGCGTTGCGGATCCCGGCCGGCAGGTTCGGATTGATGCGGTCGATTTCGGCAAGATAGGTGTCGAGTGCGCCGACCAGCTCGCGGCGCGCCTCGGGCTCGGTGATCGTCTCGCGCCCGCGCGCCGCCGTGCCGTAGCCGATATTGTCGCCGACGACGTCGAAGAATTTGTTGGGCTGGAACTTCTCCCATTTGGCGACGTGCTCGATCAGCGCGGCCGGCGCCGCGGACCGGGCGCCTGGCGCGGGTGCCGCCGGCGCCGCGGCCGGCGCCTCGGGCGGCGGCGCGTACCACGGGCGCGCCTCGGGCAGGGTGCGCGGAATGACTTGCATTTGTCGGACACCGGCGCCGCCCTGGCGCAAAACCTGCTCGAGCGGCGGCGGCGGCGTCTCGCCGAACATGGCGCGCTCCGTCTCGCCGGGCCCGATGGCGAGAGGCTGATTCTTGGCGTCGGCGCCCTTGAAGCCGAGCGGCTCGAACCGCATGCGCGGGTTGAGCGCGGCGGCATAGGCGGCGAGCTCCTTGCCATAGGCATTGGCGGCGACCTGGCTCTTGAACTTGCCGAGATGCTGCCCGGTCGCCTTGTAGGACTCGATCGCCCGCTCGGCGGTGAGCCGCTCGCCGTCGGGCCCGATGGTCGACAGCAGCACCTCCTGGCCGTCGACATTGAACGCACGGGGCGCCAGCTCGGCATACTTGCCGGTCGGCAGCCGCGGCCGGGCGGCCAAGTCGACATTGCCGGACTCGATCAGGCTTTTCTGCGCGGGCACCGGCGGCGGCGCCAGGCTGCCGGGGACGATGACGCGCCGATAGACCGGATTGCCGAACTCGTCGCGCCTTATCCAGCCTTCATCGTCGGGGCTCGCGACCCAATTGCCGCGCTGCACCGATTTGAGATATTCGGCGTCGGTCTGCGCCTGGGTGAGCCCGGTCGCGGGATCGGCCGTCGGCGTGTCGATATCGGACGGCTTCAGCCGGTCGAGCACCAGCGAGCCATAGGCTTCGTATTGCCGGCCCTGGCCTTTCGGCGCCCGAGCGATGGCGCCGGCGGCGCCGTTCTTGATGAAATCGTAATCGTTGGTCGCGAGGTGCTCGACCGCCTTCTGCGCCGCCTTGGTCGGCGTGTCGCCGCCGGCGGCGTAGCGATAGGCGAGCAGCTTGGCCGAGTCGATCTGGCGCGCGGTGATCTTCTGGCCGTCGGCGGAATAGGCGAAGGAGCGGGCGAACTCGTCGAACTTGCTCTCGACCTGGCCGTCGATATCCTTCTTCTTGTCGTTGCCGATGACCTTGGCCAGCGCGTCGGCGCCCTGGGTCTGCGCGTCGGCGAGCTGCGCCCTTGCGGCGGGGTCGCTCACCGTCGACAGCACGATCAGTTCCTCCGGCAGCTTGCCGCGCTGCAGGTCGCGGACCGCATAGGGCCAGTCCTTGCCGAACTCTTTGCGCAGGTCATTGATGAAATTGCCCTTCTGCTGCCCGGTGAGCGCGGTCGCACGCTGCTTGATGCGCTCGACGTCGCCCTTGGTCAGGAACCATTCCTCGCCGGTCGGCACGCCGACATGGCGCTGCGCCTCGAAGGATTTCTCGCGGTCGACCTTGCCGCCGGCGCCGGCGATGTTCGGCATGCCGAGCACGAACGCGGCGGGATCCTCCTTGATCGCCTTCTCGATATCGGCGACCACGGCGAGCTGCGCCTTGAAAAATTCCTGCTGCTGATGATAGCCGGGCGCGCCGGCGGCGGGCTCGAACTTCAGCACCTCGGCCTGGCGGTCGGCCGGCGTCATGTACTGCACCTTGTTGCGGAACGCGTAGGCGTCATCGGCCAGCTTGGCCTTCTGCCTGTACTGCGCCGCGGCGACCGGCCCGAGCAGCTCGAGCGTGCGCGCCTCGCTGACGCCCTCGACGCCCGTGCCGCGCGCCGCCCGGCTCGCCAGGTCGTCGTCGACCAGCTTGACATAGAACGAGCGGTCGACCTCCTGGCTGGCGTGGATCTTGGCCAGGTCGGCATACATGGCGTTGGACAGCTTCTGCACCTGTTCCTCGCGCAGGGGCGAGCCGGTCTTGGGGTCGAGCTGCGCGGCCTTCCACGACTCGATCCACTCGCGCGTCTTGGGTGACACCTTCCATTTGCCCAATTCGCCATTCTCGCGCGCCTCGTCCCGGGTCTTGCCGTATTTCTCGACCATCTGCTCGAGCGGGAACGCGCCGGCGCGGGTCGGATCGGCCGGGTACTGCTTGCCGTTGAACTCGAACGCCTCCTTCGGCCCGAAATAGACCAGGTTGCCCTCGAGCCGCTGCAGATCCTGCTCGACCGCGACGGCAGCGGCCGGGTCCGTGGCGCTGCTCTGCGCGTTCTTCTGGATCGAGGCGAGCTGGTCGGGATAGGCGGCATTGAATGCCGCCTTGGCCTTGTCGTGCTCGAACGCCTCGGCCTGCACGCGCACGCGGTTGAGCGCCGGCTGGCTCAGGCCGCGATACATCAAGTTGTATTGCAGCCGGATTTCCGCCGGCACCTCGCGTGCAGCGCTCTGCTCGAACGCGGCCGACTCGGTCATGAACGCCTGCGGATCGCGCCGGTGCTTGAACTCCAGCTCGTTGATCTTGTTGCGGGCGTCGAGCTCGAAACGCTGCGCCGCCGACTGCAGGCCGGCCTTGTTGAAGGCCTGCGCCCGGATCGTCATTTCGTCCCGTGTGGCAAAGCCGGGCTCGGCGCCGGCGGCGGCGCCTTCCTTGGCGCCCTCGATCTGCGCCCGCTCGCTCTCGCGCGCCAGCTCGAACGAAACCAGCTTGTCGATGCGGTCGGCGAGCGCGCCCTCGCGCCGCCCGCCGTCGGAAACCACGGTGCCGAGCTCCTGGCGCGACACCGTGGCCACGCCCGGGCTGTCCTCGAACACGGTGCGCGGCCGGGCGCCGATATCGGCCTGCGGCAGGATCGAGCGGTTATAAGTGGGAACGCTAGCCAATGTAGGCTTTCCTCTGCGCGAAATCGAGCAGGCTTAAGCCGCCCTGCATGAAGCCGAAGCTGCGCGCCTTGCCCGCCTGGCGCCGATACGCCTGGCCCTCGAGCCGCGCCATGTCGGCGTCCGCCAGCAGGGATAGGCGATTGGCGATTCCGGTCCTGAGCTCGTCGACGGCGCCGAGCCGCAGCTCGGCCGAGTCGGCGCGGATATTGGCGCCGGAAATGCGTTTCGCCGCGCTCGCCATGGCGGCATTGCGCTCGATCATGCCGACGTCGTACTCGGCCTCGGCCCGACTGCTTGCGGCGATCACCTCGGGCGTGCCCTCGTCGGCGCGCACGCCGCTGGCGCCGAAGATGGCGCGCTGCGTCGACAGCGTGCGGCGCAGATTCTCGCGCAGCGTGTTGGCCGATGCCTTGCCGGCGAGCGCCGCGCCGCGCGCCTCGAGCCCCGCCAGCTCGGCCTGCTCGTCGCCGGCGCCGGCCCGCCGCCGCATGGCGTCGGCCCGGCTCTCGGCGACGCGCATGGCGTCCTCGGCGCGCATGGCATACTGGTCGGCGCGGCGCCCCGAGATGACCGCCCGGTCGAGATAGGACTCGGCCTCGGCCTGGCCCTGTGCCACGCGCAGGCCGGCCGACGTGAACGCGCCCAGGGTCGACAGCAGGCCGCCCGACGAGGCGCCGCCGCCGCCGGCCATGCCGCCCAACATGCCGAGCCCGAGCATCGCGCCCATGGCTCAGGCCTGCACAGTGTAGGCGATGCCGAGCACGGTCGCCGGCAGGGGCGCGTCGTTGTTCAAGGTGAGCTGCACCCGGTCGGACCAGCCCTGCAGGCCGGATATGCGGAAGTCGCCGGTCCTGGGCGCGATCGGCGCGTCGAGCGGCGAAAGCGGCGCGTCGGCGAATTGCCGGAACGGGACGATCTGCCCATTGACCTTGATGCCCTTGGTGCGGTCCAGCCGCACGGTGGCGCGCACGATGCGCGCCTTGCGTCCGACCATGGTCGAGCCGTCGCGCAACTGGATCTCGACCGGCATGGTCCGCACCAGCCAGGTATAGAACAGGCCGGCCTCGGCCTGCGTCTCGGCCGGCGGCGCCAGCGGGATCGCGCCGGCGGTCACGGTCTGCGGCTGCTGCACGGCGCCGTCGACGATCGCCACAACCTGCTCGCCGTTCAGATGGCCAAGTCCGGCGAGGCTCGACAGCGGATAGGTGATCCTGATGACGTCGCCGGCCAGAGCCGGCGTGTTCAGCGTGATCGAGCCGCTCGCGCCCGGCAGGCCGGCGACGCTGTATTCGCTGGCAAGCAGGCTGGCGCCATTGCGGCGGACGTGAACCGCGCTGACGCTGACGCCCGCCGACCAGGCGAACACGGTCTGCCCGGCGAGCGCCACGCTACTCGTCGCCGCCGGGCGGGTGACGAACACCGCCGAGTCGGTCAAGCCGTCCTCGCGGAACCGCTCGACGAAATGCTTCGTCGCGCCGCCGATGATCCGCCGGGTGATCCAGTAGGTGACGCCCTCGACCGTGGCCACGCGGCGGAACTCGCCCGGCGTGTTGAGCAGGGTGAAGGCCTTGACTTCCTCGTCGCGCAGCGACGTGAACGCGGTCGCGCTGCCGTCGGCATTGGCCATGAAAATATAGTCGGCGTCGTCGAGCGCGTTGGACTTGCGGACCGCCAGGCTGCGCGGGTCCTGGATCAGATGCGGCGCCACGACGCTGATATTCGTCGCCTTGTAGGCCTGCTCGAGGTCGGCGAACAGGAACTGGCGCAACGCCTTGCCGCCGCGCTGGATGTAGTAGCTCGCCCCGTCCAGCTCGCCCGGCCGCACGCCCGGCTTTGAGCCGCGACGCGTCTGCTCGCGCACCGCAATGTTTTTCGGCGTCACCGGCGCCTCGCCCGGATCGAGGATGAACTCGGATCCGGTGGTGAAAATCTGCAAGGTCTTGCCGGCGTGCAGGTTGACGATCGGATTGATCTGGTCGGTATCGAGCGTGACGTTGATCGCGTCGGCGTCGGCGCCGGTGCCGGTGTCGAGATTGAGGAAATCGGCAACCTTGGATGCCAGGATGGTCTGCGGGCGCGAGCGCAGGCCGGCGAGGAACAGGCGCTGCTGAAAGAAGGTGATGGCGCGCGGCCAGCCGCGCGTCGCCGACATGACCGGCTCGGGCCCGCTGCCGAAATCATAGGTCGGAATATTGGTGAACGGGATCGCGGCCACGCTCCACGAGACATGGCTTATGCGGATGAAGCGCTGCGGCTCGCGGTCGGGATGCACGGTCAACAGCGTGTCGGCGGATTGCGCCCAATTGATCAGCGGCAGTTCCGCTTCGGTATAGGGCTGCACGCCCGATGCCGCCCAGGCGTCGTTGAAGCCCACGGGATCGACCAGAATGATATCGAATGCGGCATTGCGGAGGACGAGCAGGTAAAGCTGCTCGGTGTTGAACGAAAACGGGATCGGCAGGAAATCGGCGCCGGCGCCCAAGGCGAAGGTGAGCTGCAGGCCGGGGCGGCGCTTGAAGCCGCCCTGCGGAATCACCAGCACGTTCCGCATGAGCTCGGCGCCGTTGTAGTAGGCTTTGAGCCGGGTCTGCGCCACCAGCCGCGGGTCGAGCTCGCCGGCGGTGAAATTGGTCTGGATCTGGCGCGTGGCCACGGGCTAGCCGCTCAAACGAAAGCGGGCGTCGACCAGCGGAAACTGCCGGATCCGCTGCGGCGGCTGCTGGCGGGCGTCGATGCGGCGGGCATTGGCGGTGATGCTTTCGGCGACGCTCGCCCACAACTCGGCAATCTCGGTTTCCTCGGTGATCGGCTTGGCCATGACCGCGGCCAGCGACACCTGCAGGGCCTGCTTGAAATAGGCGGGGAAGCGCGCCTCGTCGGGGCGGAACTGGTACTCGGCCCACAGCTCGAGCGCGTTGCAGGCGATCACGTTGCCGAACACCTCGTATTCGCGGAACGGCACCGCGCCCGGCGTGCCCGACGTGTAGCAGGCGCGCAGGATCAGGCTGTCGGACGGCAGGGTGAACTGGTGCTGATACTCGTTGACCGGGACCGCGGTTTCCCGCGCGAGCTGCATCTTCTTCATGCTGAAGCGCCAGGGATAGCTGGCGATCAGCGTTTCGAGGACTCCCGGGTAAAGCTCGCCGGCGACCATGGCTTTCTCGGTGCCCTCGGTGAAGGACGTGATCGAGCCGGCGCCGAGCATCAGGAGCGCGTTGCTGCAGATCGAAACGGCGATATCGCTCAAGACACCCTCCCGTCAAAGGGCGGCGGGCACCGCCCCAGACGGTGCCCGCCAGGCTGGCAGGATGGCTTAACCGGCGTCGGTGACGGTGAGCGCCGTCGCGTCGGTGGTGTCGACGGAGGTCGCGGTCTTGTCCTTGACCACGACAAGGCTTGCGGTCGACAGCGCGCCGGCGGAATAGACCGCGACGTAAATCAAGTCGCCGATCTGCAGCAGGTCGCGGATCGATACGAAATAATCGGCGGCGGCCACGGTGGCGATCGCGTCCTGCGTCGCATAGCACCACATGCGCGGTCCGCCGGGCGACGGCAGGCCGGTCGCCACGGTCGGCAGCCCTTTCGACTCGTTGCCCATGGGGGCGAAGTTTGCGCGATTGAACGCCATTGCATGAGACTCCTTGTGCCAGATAGCTCGATCGTTCGCGAACGTCCTTGCACGTCGCGCGTTACGTCTCGGTGGTCTGCACCTCGACCACGCCCAGGGGATCGATGACCGTCGCCCCGGCCTTGAACAAGCCGTTGGCGAGCCAGCTGGTCTTTTCCGGGACGTAGTTGACTTCGGTCCGAAAATCGATGCCGATGGCCAAGCCCACGGCGTCCTTGTGGAACGCGAAGTTGCTGCGCAGGGTGGCGGCATAGGCGAGCCCGCCCTCGGTCCGCGTCTCGATCATGACCCAGAGGAAGCCGACCCAGGTGTTGATTTCGCCCTGTACCAGCGCCTTGATGCTGTTGTAGTCGCTCGAGGTGACTTCGGTGATGCCGAGCAGCGCCTCGAGGCCGGCGGCGGAATGCACGAAGGTGCGGTCGGTGGTGGGAACGGCGCGGTCGTCGAGGATCTTTTTCGCGCGCCGGATCTTCGCCATGTTGAGCCCGCTGGCGGCGCCGCCGACCGCAGTGTCGACGTCGGGCGAGCCGGCATTCGCCTCGAGCACGTCGATAATCATCTGGTCCTCGCGCCGCCCGATCGCGCCGGCGATGTTGGTCGCGACAACGGGCCGTTCCTCGATGTTCGTCGCGGCCTGATCGAAAATATCCGTATACTCCGGCGCGACCCAATCCTGCATGGTGGCGGTTGCCTCGCCGTAGGTCGTGTTCATGGGCGTGACGTCGGTCTGCGTGATGCGCGGCGTAGCCATGCCCTTGTTGTAGCGTCGGAACCGACACGAGCTGCCGACGACTCCGGTCTTGACGCGCACGCGCGAGCGCAGCTTGCCGCTGCCCTGATAGGCAGCCTTGACCATGGCGTCGAATTCGATGATGGCGATTGCTGGTAAGCCGACTGACATATAGGGCCTCCGAAACGTTACCTGTGGATCGGATCCACAGCGGGTTGGTACGTTTCGCGCCTATATGCCGCTCTTGCCGGCGAACGCGGGTCGTAACCCTCATCGGGTCCGATATGCCGCGGCCGCTTGCCCTTGCGGGTAGTGCACTTCCCCCTTGCCGCGGGGCCTGCGTGAGCGTCTTTCCGCCCGGTCTGTCGGGTTCCTAGCGAAAGCCAGGGCTCGGCCGACGCCCGCACGCTGCGCCCGTCGGCCTGAGTTTGTCAAGATCAGACTCGAACCGCCCGGCCTGCTCGCCCCAATCGCACCAGTTCGACCGGCGGCTGCGCGCGAACAGCTCGAGATAGGGCCCGGCATAGAGCCGCTCGACGCGCTCGAGCGCGCAATCCGGCTTGCGGCTGTGCTCGCGCCGCGGCGCCATGATGACCTGGCGCACGTCGCGCGCCTGGCGCCGGGGCTTGCCGCGGAACGCGAGCAGGCATTGCTCGCTTTCCTTGCGCGTGGTGAGCCCCATGCCCATGCGCGGCTTGCCCGGGTCGCCCTGACAGATCTTGACCCAGACAAAGGCCACGGACGAAAACGCAAAGCCCCAGGCGCCGATCAGGCGCCAGGCCTGCGGCAGATGCGAGTCGATGACCCAGAGGAACAGCGCGCAATCGCGCGCCGCGATCTGCGGCACCGGCAGCGCGGCGAGCTGCTCGAAGGTCATGGTGTCGTAGGGCTCGCCGGCGCGGGTCGGCACGCCATGCCCGGCATATTTGACAAAGCGCCAGGGCGGATCGGCGACGATCGCGCCGAACGGGCCCGCCGGAAACGGTATCATCGCGTCAAAGATTTCCGCTTACGATTTTTCCAATACTCGACCTGCTTCAAGCGCCGCACGGCCTCGCCGCGGCTACGATAGGGGCCGCCCAGGTTCTTGCCCTTCTCCGAGCGCACCTCGTAGCCCTTGGCGGTTTTTCGGATCATGGCGCGTCGCTCACACGATCACGGATTTTGCGCATGGCAGCACCGGCTTGCCGGCCACGTTAACCTCTATTTGGGTCAGATTGCTTTCAATAAAGGCGTCTTGCAGCCTGTGCCGCGCCAGCACGACGAATCGCGCCGAGCTGCGCTCCCTCGGGCTGATGCGCCTGGAAAGCGTCGTCATTCCCCCGCTTCCTTCACTTCGCGCGGCCCGCATGGAATGACGCCGGCCGGCTTCGGGGCTACGCCCTCCTGCCAGAGTTTGATCTCGAACTCGACTTGCGCCATGCGCTCGTACACAGCCCGTTTTTCGGGCGCAATTTTGGCGATGATTTGCGCAGCCGTGGATTCGTCGCCGAGTCCCAGATAGTCGATCAATTCTTCGTCGCTCATTCCCCTGCTCCCGGTGCTGCGTCCCATAGGCTCGTCCAGATTCCGGACCAGTCGTGCGATGATGGAAAATTCTTTGGATGGTCGCGCGGGCACAGCTTCCAGTCCATCGCCCCGGCGGCGCGCAGCGCGGCGCGCATTTTCAATCGCGCTCGGTTTCTGGTTGTTGCCGTCGTCACATTGTCCCAATACACGCCGACGTGCGCCTTTGCCATGGCCTCGATGACCTCGTCGGGGATCCGGTTCATTTTGCCTCCGATTCGCGCCGGCCCGCCGTTGGATCCCTGAAGCACCAGCGCCATGGATTCCAGGCATCTGGACGGCTGAGTTGCCCGGCAAACCATGCGAGATTGGGCTCGGTCTCGGCCAATAACAGGTCGAGTTGTGCCAGGCTGCAATGCGCGGCGCGGGCATAGTCGAAATAGTTGTACCAATCGACCCAGTCGTCGCCTTCGTGCTCGGGGTCGAGATTGCCGGCCGCCCGATTCAGCGTGAGCGCCTCGGCCCAGCTCGCGGCGAACGGCGCGCCATAAGCGGCATTGACGATGATGCGATACGGGCAGCCGAACGCCCGCGGCCAGCCGTCGCGCTGGCCGAACCGGGCGAGCGAGCTATCGGCCTTCCACATCAGCGGCGCCTGCCAGCCGAACCCGATCTTGACCAGCTCGGCCAGCACGATCACGCCGAATTCCTCCTGCCACGGCGCCGTCTGCTGATTGCCCCAGCCTTCATAATCGGCGGGCGCCTGCACGGCCTGGCGCAGCACGGCATGAACCGGCGCCGGGTCGTCGATGAAATCGGCCTGGAAAAATTCGCGGTTGTTCTCGAGCAGCCGCTCGAAATAATCGCGCCCGAGCAGCCAGGCGGGCGGGCTCGCCGGCGAGAGGCGCGCCGCCCGCGCCAGGGATCGAAGCTGCCAGAAATACGAACGCGTCTGCTCGTAGCCGATGCGGCCTTTGCCCTGCTGGCGATAGCCCTGGTGATAGCTGAACAACGCCCAGGTGACGTTGCATTGCAGAAGCCACAGATGCCAGGGATCCTCGGTCGCGACATAGGCGAGATAGCCGAAGCCCGGCATATGCCCGGTGTCGAGGATCAGCTCGCAGGGAATCTCGGGCACCTGGTAGGGCGAGCCCGAGCCGGGCTTGGCGTCGATCGTCGGGTAATCGTCGAGCGACAGCGGGCGGCCGGCATGCTCGTCGATCCAGCCCATGGGGAAGCAGGCGCCTTCCTCGTCCTGCACGATCATTCCGGCAAACGCGTTTGGATTCCCGGTCGCCAGCCATTCGCCCTGAAACTCGGTATAGAGCCCGATTTCGCCGCGGTCGCCGGTGTCGGGCATGGATTTGGTCATGGTCCTGACTTGCATCACCTCGTAGTGCGGCGCCAGGGCGAGCGGCTGCACGCCCTTGGCGGCGGCGGCCTCGAGCTGCATGACCCAGGGTACGCAGGCCGGCGGCATGCGGATGATTGGCCAGGGCTCGTTCACATGGCGCCATTGCCCGGCCCAATAATGCTTGGGAACATCGTAGCTGGCGGCCAGCGTGTCGCCCTTGAAGATGCGCGCGGTATAGCCGGGCAGATCGGCCGGCACGGCGTTCCACATCTGGAAGTTCACAAACCAGACCTGCCAGTAATGCTCGGGGTCCGACGTATCGCGCACGATCAGCACGTAAAGCGGCGCGTCGGCGTGGCGCATGCGCACCATGCGCGCCCCGGCGGTGAACGGCGAGTCGGGCTCGAACGTGCCCAGGTCCTCGCCGTCGCTTTCGCGAAAGCTCAGGATTTCCGTGCGCCGTTGCCGGCCCCGCCGCCCGATGCGCTCCGGGTCGGGCGTCGTCCACTCGATCTCGATCGCAATGTTGCCTTCCGTCACCTTGGGAAAAACCGCCGGCGGCAAGGGCTCGAATTCACCGTCGGGCGGCGCCGGTTCGCCGCCGTCGGGCGGCGGTGCGGTGCCTTCAAACGGCAAGTCGGCAATGGCAATCGAGGGTGCGCTCGCGCCGTCGCGGATAAATGTCAGATTTCGCAGAGTCACCTTTTGCCCGCTGGCATGTACTTCGGTGCCGTAAACGGATCCGTCGGCATTGTGAAACCATTTCCAGTAACTCAACGGCCAGCTTACCTGCACGAGGTCGCAATGGCCGTTGCCGTCGACGACGAGAATCGGCGTCGGCAGCCTGGGCAAGATCAGAACCGTGTCGCCCGGCTGCCCGAGCAGCACCGTCTCGTCGGGTTCTGGCTCGGGCTCGGGCGGCTCGGGCTCGGGCGGCTCGGGCTCGGGCGGGATCTGCTCATTGAGCGTCGCCAGGGTTTGCCTGTGCTTGTCGAGCAGCTCGCGTTCCTCGTCGCTGATCTGGATCAGCGCGTCGGTCTCGGCGATTGCCAGCTCGATCAGTTCCCGTTCGCTCATCGGCGTCAATGCTCCCTGTCGCTTTTATCGTTTCGGCGCCAGCGCCGGCGTGGTGGTCGCGACGCGCTTGACGTTGAGTCCGAGCGGCGCCTCGGCCGGCAGCGCGCCGGCCTTGTCGAGGCTGGCGAGAATCTCGCGGCCCTTGCGCAACAGCTCGCGGCCCTCGGGCGTGGCCTCGCCGCCCTTGGCGTAGCCGTCCATCAGAAGCGCATGGCCGTCCTCGAGCGAGCCGGCGCCGAGCGCGGCGACGTCGGCCATGGGCATGATGCCGGGCTGCGTCATGGCCATGATTTTCGACAGGCCGCGCACCGCCTCGGCGCTGGTCATGGCGGCATGAACGCCGTTGTGTTCCTCGGGCCCGATCACGCCCTTCCTCATCAGCCCATTGAGCCAGGTCGCGATGTTCTTGACGATCGAGGGCGCCTGCGGCCCGAGCTTTTTCATCTCGGCGGCGGCCACGTCCTCGCGCAGCTTGTCCAATTCCTGCTCATTCAGCTCGTTGCCCTTGGGCATGGCCTGCAGGATGGAAAAAACCGGCTTCAGCACGGCGTCGAGCTGGGCCTGGGAGAGTCCTTGCGCGTGCGCGGCTTTGAGAAAGGCCGGCAGCACCTTGTCGTCCTTGGCGATGGCAAAGCCCTCGGGCGTCGGCACCTTGTAGCCCTCAGGCTTGTCGGGCGCCTTGTGGTCGCCGCGGGCGATCTTGCCGCGCAGATCGGTGAAGGCCTTGGCGAGATCCTCGACGCGCGCCTCGTTCTTCTCGCCGTCCCAGAAGTTCTCGGGCAGGTAGTCGGGACGGGCCGGCCTGGCGTCCTTGGGCGGCGGCGTCGCGGTGGTTGCCGGGTGGCCGTCGGCCGGCGCGCCGGTGCCATCGGGCTTAACGGACTCGAGCAAGGATTTGCCGTCGCTCAAGCCCGTCGCGGTGCCGCCGCCAGGCGCGGCGGCACCGTTCGTTGCGGGATCCGGCATGGCTTACGTGCCCTTGTCTAGCTCAGCCGCAGCCGGCGCGTTCACTTTCGACGGGTCGGGCGGAGCCTCGGGCCCGTGCTTGTCGAGATAACGCACGATCTGCTCGTCGAGCCGGTACAGGTCGTCGCTCATCTGGTCGCGCGGCATGCCGGCAACGATCTGATGCATGCTCCAGAGCTGATCGCCGATCGCCTCGGTTTTCTTCCGGCTGTCGTCGACCTGGCGGGCGCGTTCCTGCTGCTGCAGCTCCCGATCGGGCGGCAGCGGGGCGGGTGTCGCCGGCGGTGATCGACGGGCCCGGGGAATCGGATCGTCAGGCTCTTGCGGTTCGTCGCGAGTCGGTCGCTTGCCGCGTGGTGCCATGGTGGCGGCTCCTTCACTGTTTTCCGGTTTTCAGGCCTCGACACTGGGCGCCGCTTCGGGCGCCGAATGCGGCGTGTTGAGATACTCGGCGATCGACTCGCCGAGCGCGGTCAGGTCGGCCGGCGCGAAGTCCTCCATGGCGGCGATGGTCTTTTGTGCCGCGGTGAGCGCGTTCACCACGTCGGCGTGCCGCTGATCGAAATAAGCCGGGTTGCTCATGGTCGCTTCGTCTCCTGCGGCGGGCCCTGTGTTGCACGCGCGATGCGCCGCTCAATCTCGCGCACAATGGAATTCTGCCCTTCGCGGGCAAAGCCCTGGCTCGGATCCTGGCCGGGGACCCAGGCGGGCTGCTCGATCGTCACCGCCCTGAGATGGCGCAGCACCTCGGCGCCGGCCGGCGTGGTGAAGGTCTGCGCGAACAGCATGTCGAGGCGATCGCGCTCGGCGAGCTGCGGGCGCGACAGCGGGCGCGGCATCTTGTCGAACACGTTCCAGTCGCGCTCGCCGCTCATGTCATGGGGCTCGGCGCCGGCTCTTGCGGCTTGGTGGCGTTGCCGGCGATCTGCGCCACGGCAGGCGACTGCAGCAGCGCCTCCTGCTGCGCGGCCTCGGCCTGGGCCTGCTGCTGCGCGGCCACTTCCTCGGGCGTCTGCAGCACCTCGATCGGCAGTCCCATGAGGTCGCCGATGCGGACCGCGGCGCGCCGGCTGTTCAAGCCGGCATTGAGCGCCTCGGGCCCGAGCGTGCTGCCGACGAGCTGCGCGTACTGGATGATGGATTGCACGTCGTCCATGGCCTGTACCTGGGCCAGCGGCGACAGCGGCTGGATGGCAATCTCGCGGCCGTCGATCTTCAGCGGCAGCACGATTTCGCCGATCTCGTCGAGGATATCGAGGCAGCGCAGGATGATCGGCGTGACGCCCTCCTGATTGAGCCGGCCGAACGCGGCGCCGATGTCGCCCTGCAGCTCCTTCATGCGCTCGACAATCTCGGTCGCGCTGCGCACGGGCCCCTCGGGCGGCGGCATCTGGCTGTCGAACAACATCTTCTTGATGTTCGTGCGCATGTCCTCGAGCACCAGCTCGGCGACGGAGAAATCGCCCGAGCGCTCGAGCGGCATGAGGCTCGGGCCCTTGGGTCCGGCATTGGCGCCGACCGGAATCACGGCGCCGGGCTCGATGACCAGCGTGTCGGGATTCAGCGTGCCGTCGTCGACCGCGGTGTAGGGCCCGGCGATCGACAGGCTGGCATTTTTGAGCACCAGCTCGACCACCTTGTTGCAGGTCCTGATATCGGGCATGGCCTGCAGGCACGGGCCGCGGCCCTCGATTTCGCCGGGCGCGAGCTGCCAGCGAATGACGATCCACGGGTTCGTCCGATAGCGCCGCTCGACCAGCACGGTTTTTTCCGTCCAGGCGATGACGCAGAATTTCCATTCGGCCGCGTCGGCGTCGTAGTAGGTCGCCTGCATCAGCTCGAATTCCTGATCGGGGTTCCTCGCCTCGGCCTGGGCGATGGCGTGCGGCAGGCTGCGCAAGTCGGGATAGAGCCGGCGGATATCGCGCGCCGCTTCCTTGCGCCGGTAGAAGATGCCCTCGACCGTCGAGAACGGCCCGTTCTCGAACGCCACGCATGCCGACGGCACGGCGGTGAAGCGCAAGGCCGGCGCGTCGTGACGCCCGCCAAGCCGGCCGTTCTCGATCAGCAGCACGCCGGTGCCGACCGCCAGGTCATGCGCCATTTCGTTGATGGCGGTGTCGAAGTTGCTGGTCTGGATTTCGGCGAACAGCCGCTCGGTGATCTTCTCGAGCACCAGCCCGAGCGGGCGCTGCCATTGCGCGGGCACGTCCTTGCCGGGACGCAGCATGGCCCAGCGCTGATAGGGCGGAAACAAAATGCGCTGGATCCGGTTAGCCAGGCGTGCGGTGCCGATGATGGCGGTCGAATCGTAAACCCGGTTGCGTTGCTGGCCCTCGCCGACCTGGGCGTAGCTCGAGCGCTCGGGCTGGGTATATTCGTAGGTGTCGCGCAGCAGCGAATAGTAGTTGCTCTTGCGGCCGAACGCGCGCTCGGCGCGTTTCATCAGGCGCTCGGTCTTGCTGTCGCCCGCGCTGCCGGCGGTGCTGGCGGGCGCGGCATAGTCCTCGGCCATGGGCTAGCCTCCGAACGTGGTCTTGACGCCTTCCTCGGTGCTGCCCTGGGCGATCAGCGACGCCCGGCCGCGGGCGCGCAGAGCGCGCTGGCGGGTGTCCTCGGCGGCAGCGGCCTTCTCCTTGGTTTCGCGCTCGGCCTCACGCGCCTCGCTCTCGGCGAGCTGCTTGGCGATGCTCTCGCGCTCGGCGCGGGCCTGCTCGTCGGCAGCCTGGCGCGCGGCCAGCGCGTCGGCCTGGGTCTGCGCGAGCTGCGCGTCGAGCGCGGCATCGCGCTGCGGCGCCGCCGGTTCCGGCATGCGGTCCTCGTCCTTGTCACCGCCCGTGAACGCCGATACCAGCGAGGTGATCGGCGACAGAATCGCTTTGATGATCTGGCCCATGATAACTCCCCCAGAGTCCCGGCAGTTCGGTGTACCAGATGCCGCCCGGCGCCTGCTGCCAGCCGGCGGCCTGCGCCATGGCCTCGGCCGGCGGTGTCATGCCGCCGGCGAACAGCCAGCGATAGCCGAGCAGGTACGGCAGCCGCTCGATATCGTGCAGCACCTCGCGCGACCACAGCCCGTGCAGGCGGCAGTCGATCGCCAGATGCAGGCACAGCGCACCCTTCGGCTCCTGCATGGCGCTGTACCAGACATAGCCGCGGGCGCCCGGCCGGCGCTGGTCGTCGAGCTCGAGCGCGACGACGATTTCATCGGCGCGCGGATAGCGCGGCAGCGCGGGAAAGCGGCACAGCCAGGCGGCAATGCGCGGACGATCGAAGCTGAGCCGGGCCCGCACGGCGCCTACTCCGTCGCCGGCCGGCCGGCGACCAGCGCCGGCCCGTGGTTCTGATCCCAGACTTCGACCACGCGCAGGATCTCCTTGCGGGTGAGCTGCATGAACGGCAGGCCGCGCAGGATGCCCGACGGCACGCCCAAGTCGGGGTCTTGAAACTCGGGATTGCGGATGAGGAAACGCCCGCGCAAATCCCACCAGGCCTGGGCGTGGCGCGCGGCCTCGCGGAACATCAGGCCCGATGGCATGCGCCGGTCGCTCATTGCGCCACGCCCTCGACCGGCGGCGCGATGCCGGTTTCGGTGGCCCGCACGATGGCCACGACCAGCCCGTCGAGCGATTGCTGCGCATAACCCAGCTTGTGCCAGGGCAGCAGGTGCGGTGTCTGCTTCAGGCCGGGATCATGCACCGGCCCATAGGTCCAGCCACGGCGGCGGGCGAGCTCGACCGAATCGTTGTGGAAATCGGCGGCGCTCATGCCTGGGTGCTTGATCAGCTTGATCACGGTGTCGAGCGCCTCGCGCTGCAGTTCCGCCGGCGCTTCCTCCCAGGCCGGCATGACCGGCAGCCAGTCATTGAGCGTGCACCACACGCGTTGCGCCTCGTGGCACAGCGCGGCGATGGCGCGCAGCCGGTCGGCCTCGCTCATGGCGGCGATTTCCGGTAGGGCTCGCTGGCGCCCTTGGCGAGCCGGTGCGGGTCGAGGCGCCAGGCTTCGGCGATCAGCCGCTGCACTTCCTCGACCGGGGTGCGGTTGTTGAGCCGGGCGGTTTCCTCGAGCCACTGCATCATGACGGTTTTCAGCGGCACGGTGATTTCCGGCATGGCGGCCTTCGGCCATGCGGCGTCGAGCTCGGCCTGGTCGGTCTTGCTCATGCGTGGATCTCCGCTCATGGCAAAAACTGCTCCAATTGATCGAATGAAACGCGGAAGCCGGCCGCGTTCTTGTGCCCGCCGCCGCCGTACTGCTTGGCGATTTCCGATACATCGACGCCATCAGGGCGCGAGCGCAGCGAGAACACCCGGCCTTCGGGCGTATCCCAATAGCAGGCGGCGAAGGGCTCGTTGCTGGCGAGCTTATGGCCAGCGTCGCTCGTCAGCGTGTAAGGCAGGTTGGCAACCGGAACGATGTAACCGCCGATCTTCATGCGGCGCGTCACGACCCGAATCAGCTCATCGATATCCTTGAAATGTTTCCGCTCGATGGCCTCGCCTTCGGCCCGTAGATTCTTGACTGGCGTCCGCATCAGCCGATCCCAAACCTCAAAATCATAGGGCCACGAAAAGACATTCGCCTGAATCTCCCGCGTTCCTTCCAACGCAAAGCGCCACAGGTCACGATCCTCGATGTGGTTGATCAGATCAGGGCGGCGGTATCCAACGCACATGTAATCCCAGGTCAGGCCCGCGCCGGATTTGGTCAGATCGAAAAGCGCCGAACAGCCGGCCGGATTTTTTCTCCATTCCCGGAAAGGCAGCGGCGGTGGCAAGTCGTGAAGATCTTCCTCAGCGGTCTTGTGATGATCCAAGATCAAAATGGCGTTTGCTGATTGCGCCATCTGCTCGAGCACGGGGCGCTTGTAGCTGAAGTCCACCATGATGACATTCCGCCCGCTCACTTTTGGCGGCGGGTCTTGGTAGACGCCCGCATGGAAGTCGACATTTTCTTCGCTAAGCACATGGCGCACGATCCATGCCGAAGCGAATCCATCGGCGCAATTGCCGTGATAGATGCAGAAGAATTTTGGCATGGATCTCAACACCACGATTTCGGCAGGCCCGGGCCGGGCAGATAGCCGAGCAATGCCGAAATCAGAATCAGCACGATGATCACCAGCAGGATGACTTTCGCCACCTGCTTGAATGTCGGATCGAGCGGCAGCAGCTCGAGCAGATACCAGATGGCGCCGATGACGATGACGACGATCAACAGCGTAACAAGCAGGCCGATCATGCGCGGGCCCTCCGGTGGTCGAACGGGTCGAACTCGTGGCGCGCGACGATCGGGCGCGCGTGCTGGCGGTGTTGCTGCGTGCGCTTGCGCACCTCGAAAAACTCGCCGCCGCCGAGCAGCGCGTATTGCAGCGCGTCGACGGGGTGCGAAAACTCGTTCTTGTCGGGCCGGTCGTCGTAGCGGTTCTCGCCGGCGAGCAAGAAGCGGCGATAGCGGTAGCCGGAATTCATCGCCTTGCGCATGACCTTGCAGCGCGGCGACAGGATGAGGCCCGGCCTTGTGCCGTCGATGGTGCGGTTGAGCACGCCGCGCACGGCCTCGAGCCGGGGCTGCAGCAGGTTGGTCGGCGCGGCGCGGAAGCGAATGCCGGATTCGCCGAACACGCCCTCGACCCAGGTGCCCTCGTCGGTGGCCGAGCGCGCCTCGGCGGTCGGATCGCAAAAGGCTTTGAGCGGAAAACCGCGATAGCGCTCGGCCAGCTTGCGCGCGAGCTGCTCGGCGAAGCGGTGCGCGCCCATGTCCTCGCCGACCAGCTCGTCGAGCACGCGCCATTGCCCGAACGCGTCGCGCTGGGCGATGACGCCGGCCGGCCTGAGCCCGGCGTCGGCGCCGATGATCAGCGGCAGGCCGGGGATCGGTGCCAGCTCGTGCTCGCTGACGTGGCGCGCGTCGTTGAATTCCGGGAACACCGGCTTGCCGTCGCGCGAGTAGCCGAACTCGTTGCGCACGAAACGACGCACCCACCAGTCGGCATTGCTCATGAGGTTGTCGTAATAGCCCTCGGGCAATTGCTTGACGTTCTCGGCCCGGGGATCGAGCCCGGGCGGCTGGCGAAAGAATTTCCAGTCGGCCGGGCGCTGCGCGACGAAGCTGTCATAGGTCCAGTTTTCCGTGTCGGGCGCGTTCATGTCGCACCACACCATGCCGGGCCGCGAGCCGCCGTGAAACTTGGGCGGGTAGCGCCCGACGCGCGAGCGCACATAGGTGAGCACGTCGGGCGGCAGGCGGTCGGCCTCGTTGAGATAGCTCGCGGTGCCCTCCCAGCCGCGCATGACGTCCTCGACGCGGTGCTCGCCGAGCGCAATGAACTCGACCATGAGGTCGACCAGACCGGCGGGGCCCAGGTCGAACACGAGCCAATGCGTCGGCGGCGGCTCGGCGCGGAACTGGCCGGCGCTGCGCGGGATCCAGTTGAACCATGTCGCCAGCGTGGTTTTCTCGAGCGCCGGATAGGTGTCGCGGATCACGGCGAACTTGCAGCGCCGCCGCCCGTCGATCGGCGAGCGCGGTTGCTCGGCGGCGACCCAGACGGATTTGAGCAGGCTCGCCGATGTCTTGCCGCTGCCGACCGGGCCCATGATGCAGCTCACCGGCGAGCGGTCGGTGAAGAACGCGTTGCACACCGGGCCGGGCGCCCGGAAGGCAAAGCTGGTCATGTCGAGCGAGGCGGGCGGCGGCCCGGTGAAGGGATCCGGCTTGACCGTGGTCATGCCCCGGACCCCCACCCCCATGCGCATGAGTTTTTCCGCACAGGTAAGCGGGCGCGGTCGAATGCCGGGCTCCTTACACGCCGCGGCCTGTCAAGGCCCCCCCGGCCGCGCCCTGGGCTGGCGCGCAAACCGCCGGCCGGCCGCGCCAGGGTTGGCGACGGCCCGGCCGGCCGGCGGGCGCGAGCCGCCAGGCCGACCGGGGCGCCGACCAGCCTGCGGGTGGTGCGGCTCGAGCAGCTCGGGCGGTTCATGGTTCGGGCTCGCGCGCCGGCGGCGCCGCAGCCGGCGATTCGGGCTCCGGCGGTTCCTGGCTACGGAATTGCCCGTTGGCGCTATCCCCTTGTTTCGCCTCGCCATTCGGCGACGCGTGCAACTCGCCGCGTGCAATTTCGCCCGGCAGCAGCGGGATAAGGTCTTGATCCTGCTCGATACTGCCCGCGGCATGCGCGCCGGCCGGCATGACCGCCAGGACCAGCGGAATGGCGCTCTCGACCTGGACCTGGAGCGCCTGCGGCAGACGCTGGTGCAGGTAGGGCGCCAGGTCGCGCATGGCGTTGAGCTGGAGCTGCATCGCCTCATGCGTGCTGCAGGCCAGCTCCTTGGCCAGCTCGGCGACCGGGCGCGAGTAGAGCTCGGCCATGCCGACCAGCGGCGAGCGATAGCGCGACAGCAGGAAATCGACCCAGGCTTCAGTGCGTTTCGCCCGGCTGCCGACCGGACGGCCATGGCGGTTGACCGCCTGGCCGGCGTCGTTGCGGGCTGGCGATAGCGGCAGCAGGCCGAGCTGCTCGGCCTCGGCCTCGATCGGCGCCTCGAGCGCCTCGGGCAGCACGGCCTCGGCCGCGGCGGTGAGCCCGGGCCGCGTCGGATCCGGCCGGCGGTCGATCACGGCGCACCTCGGTTGCGAACGCCTCGCGTTCGCAACCGATCCTGGGCCCTGCAGCAGCGGGCGCGGTGGATAAGGTGCCAAAACAACGGTTTTTCAGCCATTTGCGCCAGTTTCCTCTCGCCCGACATTCACCACAACACTTTACGGACTTCATGTAACATCTGAAGTCCGTAGAATTCATCTTTAACTTCAACTTGTTAGGTTCAAACGGACTAAACGGACTAAACGGACTCGCCTCGCGCGTAAGAGAATTCTGCACAACAAGGGTGCGGGTGATTCGTGGTGCTCGTTTCGCGCTGTATATACGCGCGAGGGAGTCCGTTTAGTCCGTTTAGTCCGTTTGGCCTTAAGTTGTTACAACGATTGACGAAGTCCACGGACTTCAGATGTTACATGAAGTCCGTAGCCTGACGCGGCAGTGCAGCATTTTAACGCGGCAGTGCAGCATTTTGTGGTCATTTGTTGCCCGCCTGCATCGGCTGTTGCTCGTGTGCATCGGTCGGCTGCTGAACCAGCGCCCAAGGCACCGCCGTGCCGCGCTGCCAGCGCCCCTCGAGCCAGGTGCGGACATTACGCAAGGCGTGGCGTATGACCGGCTGGCCGGCGCGGTCGAGCACGGCCACGCCATTGTTGTCGGCAAGCGGCGCGTAAGAACGGGCAAGGGCCTGGGTCCATACCCCTGAAACCCCCGCCGGCGAACGCCAGCGCGAATTCTCGAACAGCTTGGCGAGCGCCTGGTGCGCGGTCGCCACGAACAGGTAGCGCTCGACCGGCAAGGGCTTGCCCTGTTCATCGAGGCCGGGCGATTGCCAGATGATCTTCAAGCCATAGGCACCCAGCACCTCGTCGGCCTCGACCTGCTTTTCGCGCAGATGGATCCACTCGCCGATGGTGCGCGGCTTGCCGTCGCGCAGCACGGTCGATGTCTCGAGATGGTCGATCGCGCGCTGGAACTCGGGCAGCTCGTCGCTTTCGTGCTCGAGCCGCATGGCGACGAGCGCCGACACGTAGGGCTCGACCGCCTGGGGATCGTCAGGCGTCGCGTCGCCGAGCGCCAGGTCGGCGCAGGCGAGCAGGGTGCAGAACTGGTCCGCGCTGCGTCCGCTCAAGCCTGGTAGCTGGGCCCGGTAGAAGTTGAAGGTCGGCAGCAGCCGCCCGAAATTGCGCGCCAGCCGGCCGCGCAGATGTGTGCCGATTTCGGCCAGGCGCTTCGGGTCGATCGGCGGCTTTTGCCGATCGCCGAGCGGGTTTAGCTCGAGGATGGCGAGCCGCGAGCGGTCGGCCGGCAGCAGGCCGAGCAGCAGGATCGACGAGAACATGAAACAGGCGCGGGCCAGGAACTCGGTGCCCTTGTGATCGCTGCCGCCGCGCAGCATGACGGCACCCGAACTCGCCTTGCGCGCCAGCTTCAGCACCGCTTCGGCTTTGCTGTTGTCGGTTTCGTTCTCGAGCTCGTCGACCGCGACCGGCAGAGTCGAGTGCCCGAGCTTCTGGTAGATGCCGGCGGCCGTAGTGTCGGCCACGGCAATCATGCCCTCCGGGCCCATGACGTGCTTCAGCACGTCATGCAGGGTGCTCTTGCCGGTCGAATAGTCGCCGGTAATCCAGATGTTCGGGCGCCAGTCGAGCGCGCCGCCCAGCATGCCGGCGGCAATCCAGCCGAGCAGCAGTTGCACGGCCAGCTCGTCGCGCTGCCAGTTCCAGGCCTGCAGCAGGCGGCGCAATTCGTCGATCGCGGCCGGATCCGGCGCGGGCGCCGGGCGCAGCAGCTTCTTGCCGGCCGGATACACATAGCCGTCGATCAGCCCGGGCTTGTGCTCCTGGCCGTCGATCAGGATGGCGTCGCCGCAATGCCAGATCAGGCTGTCGCCGGCGCCGCGCCAGGCGCCGGGCCCGCGGATATTGGAGGGGTTGCAGATGCCCTTGCGCGCCGCGGCGTCCTGCATGTCGCCTTGCGCCAGCTCGGGCGCAAAGCCCTTGACCTCGCCGTCCTTGATGCGCGGCCAGCGCTCGAGCAGATAGCCGCTCTTGGGCGCGAACAGCTTGATCAGCCCGAGCCGGCTGTGATCGGCGGCGCTCAACACGCGATACTGCCCGAGCGCGTCGAGGTAATGCGCGTCGCCGCCGTTCACGCCCAGCGGCTGCACCGGGCAATCATCCCAAAGTCCGTCGGCGTTCTTCGGGTCCTTGTACGGGTAGCGAATGATAACCGGCGGCGCGTCGCCTGGCGCCGAGTCGGGCGCCGGATCCTTGGGCTTGCGCCGGCTGCGCTCGGCCTTGGGCGCCGGCTCGGGCGCGGGCTCGGTGCGCTCGCCGGATTTCTGTACGAAGTCGGCGAGGTGGTGCACGGTCGCACCGTCGACCGGCGGCGGCGGGCCGGCGGGCTCGTCGGCGCTCATGCCGAACGCTCGCTCTGCATCGGGGCGGCGACCGACCCGGCCGGGTCGTGTGATTCAACGGCAGGGGTTGGAAGTCCGTTGCAATCCGCGGCCGGGTCGGTCACCTCTCGGAATCGCGCAGCCAGGACTCGCTCGTTGTGCTGCGCGACGTCGTTCACGTCCTTGAAACCCTGCGGCACCTCGGCCACGCGCACGATGCCGTGACGGCGGATCAGATGATTGAGCCCACGACGCAGATTGGCTTTCGCGTCGTCGCCGTCGTCATTCTGCGCCATGAAAACGATATGCTTGAGCTGCTCGGGCAAACGCAGATTGACCACGTTGCCGAGCGACACGGCGGCGATGACGCGCCAGGCCGGCTCGGCGCAGGCCATGGTGAGCCCGTCCTCGATGCCCTCGGTGACGATCACGATATCGTCGGGCGGCGCTTCGGCCAGTTTCGTCGC